CATCAACATGCCGCCAAGACACACAAAGTCGGAGTTTGCCTCATACTTACTCCCGGCATGGATGGTTGGCCTCGATCCCCGGTTAAAGATCATTCAAGCAACACACACGGCTGATCTAGCAATCGACTTCGGCCGTAAGACTAAGAATCTTGTAGACCAAGAAAATTATAAACAACTATTCGACACACGTCTGATGGAGGACTCTCAGGCCGCTGGTAAATGGAAAACGGAACAGGGAGGAGAATACTTCGCTGCCGGTGTTGGTGGAGCAATCACAGGTCGTGGTGCTGATCTTCTAATCATTGACGACCCACACAAAGAACAAGATATTAAAAAAGATAGTAAGTCATTCGACAAAGCATGGAACTGGTATACGTCAGGGCCACGTCAACGTTTGCAACCAGGCGGACGTATCGTGGTTGTAATGACACGTTGGAGTACAAAAGATATTACCGGACAATTACTCAGGGCTCAGGGAGAAGAGAACTCTGACCAATGGGAAGTTGTAGAACTACCAGCACTATTACCGGATGGTAAACCTGTTTGGCCAGAATACTGGACCAAGGAAGAATTACAAAAAACTAAAGCATCTATTCCTGTTAACAACTGGAATGCTCAGTATATGCAACAACCAACAGCTGAAGAAGGTGCGATATTGAAACGTGACTGGTGGATGAACTGGGAACACAAGAACCCGCCTAGTTGTGATTTCATCATACAATCATACGATACAGCTTTTTTGAAAAAAGAATCTGCCGACTTCAGTGCGATAACGACATGGGGAGTTTTTAAAGATGACGATGGTAGACAGAATATAATATTATTGAACGCTTTCAAAGACAGGTACGAGTTCCCTGAATTACGTAAAATAGCTCATGAGGAGTATTTGTACTGGCGTCCTGACATGGTCGTAGTCGAGGCCAAGGCATCAGGGATTCCACTGACGGCAGAATTGAGAGATATGGGTATCCCAGTAATTAACTTTACGCCGAGCCGAGGAAATGATAAACATGCAAGAGTAAACTCTGTATCACCGCTCTTTGAGATGGGGATGGTCTGGGCTCCTATGCACGAACATTTCGCTCAAGAGGTTGTGGAAGAGTGCGCATCATTTCCGTTTGGAGATCACGATGACTATGTCGACTCCACAACACAGGCGATTATGCGTATTAAACAAGGTGGCTTAGTTCGTAATAAAGACTCATATGAGGACGAACCATTGCCAGATAGAAGTAGGTTAGAATACTATGGCTAGGAAACAAACGTTAGATGCAATTATATCATTGTACAAAAAACTTGGAGGTAATACTTCCGAGGTCCTTGGCACAAAAACAAATGTAAATTTTTTAGGTAAAGGTAAGTCTCCAGAGTTGATGTTGGACATGGATATCAACCAAGAGGCTCTTGCCGTATTACCACAATCAAAAGCAGTAGAAGAATTAACAAACTCTGTAGGTTACGCTGTATCAGGTAAACTGAACGACATACAAGCAAACCAGCTTTTAAAAAATATGCAGACAATGGAGAGTGTTTACTTTCCACCAGCAGCGCCAGCAAACATTACGGATCTTGCATCAAGAACAGAAGGACTAACTCCTGGTGGACTTGAAACTTTAAGAAAATATGCAGATGATCTACCTCCTCCAGGTTCTCGTGGAGGTGCAGATGATATTGCATCGCCAGTAGATATACCAGAGGGTGTTGATATTAGAGATACTATATTACCGACAGGTCAAGGTTTAGAATTATTAAAGAATGTAAAAAATAATAATCTAATCATAGACGATGTAGTAGACACAATCTATATGAACATAGGTGTTTCAAAAGCTGCTCAGCCAGCTGCAAGAGGAAATGCTAGAGAATTTTTAAACAGAATAAAAGATCTAGAAGATCCAAGTTTCCCGAGTGGTCCAACTTTATCATCAGTTATGGAAGCAGATGATTTTAAATTTATGACTGAAGGCGGTGGCGGAGGAATGGGAGACCCTATGTTATTGGTACAAAAATATTTTGGACCAAAGGTTGCATCAGCTGTTGCACAATTAGATAATGCAGATGACATACAAAAATTTGCAGAAAAATTAGTTGGAGTTAGAGATGCAAAAGGTAACACAATAACTAGTAGATCATTCGATCCTGATACAGTTGACCCAGAAGATTTTGAATTTGCAGATGGCGGTAGAGTTCCTGCAGCTGATTCACAACTTGTAAAAGAGTCTGATGAAGTTTTAGGATATCGTGGTGATGCTGCGTATAGAAGTGGTAGTGAACAAGCCTCAAGCATTGGACAAGGAAATGTTGGAACTAAATCTGATTTTGGAGAGGGTCCTCCTCAAGGAGGAGGTGGTGGAGGAAACAATAATCAAAATACGTACGTGCCTCCTGTAACACCTTTTGTAGAAAAAGATGATGTTGTAAATAAGGTTCCTGTTAAAATAGGGTTAGAAGGAATTATGTCAGACAATGCAAAATTAAAAGCGTTTCTTGATTTACAGGATTCTTTAAAAGAACAAGAGCTAGCTGGTCAAGTAGACTTTACAGGTAACATAGGTGGATTAGATATAGGTGCTAGTGCAACTTTAGGAGGAGACAAAAGTTTAAATCTTGGATATCAAACAAAAGGTGGAACTAATCTTGGTTTTACTACTGACCTTGATAATAACGCTATGTTTACACTCAATAGATCTTTTGCAGATGGCGGACGTGTTCCATTCTTTGCAGGTATGTTAGTTCGTGGTGGTAGAATGGGTTATCAAGCTCTACGTAAATACGGTATTGAAGGTAAGGATATTTCAAGACTATATGCAAGTTTAGGTACAGATAAAAGTTTAGTTGGAAAAGAAAAAACAGAATACTTTAGAATGTTAAATAAAGTTTTAAAAAATCCTGATGACTATCCAGATGAGATTATGGACATACAAAAACAACTCGGCCTAGACGTAGGACTTGGATTTAGAAATGGTGGTCTTGCCGGCATCCTGGAGGTGTAATGGCCATAGACTTATTAAAAACATTTTTCAATGAAAGAAGTGGAAAAACAGAATTTATAAGACCATTTGAATTTAAAAACAAAACAGTAGAAAAAGATTTTTTAAACTTAATGGATGAAGCCATTGAGTTTTCTGGTGCTTCTGGAAAAATGCCAGAAAGATTGAAGGTAAATAATATTGCTAAAAAATACGGAATAGGTTTAAGTACATTAGAATCTTTTTTATCACAACTAAGAGCACAGGGTGTAGTTGCTGAAAGAGGAGCATCTATTCCTATTGAAGTTGTAAGATTATTTTATCCAGAGATTTTAGACAAGAAGGGAAATGTTTCAAAAGAAAAATGGTTGGACATTCCATATGCAGAAAGAAGATTAATTACAGGTAAAGCTATTGTTGATAATGTAAACAAAGCATTGCAGAAAGGTGGATTGTTAGACGTTAGAAAAACACAGGCAAATGAAATAAAAAATTTTTTAGATAAGTTTATAGAGTTTGAAAAGAAAGGACTAGGGTCAAGATTGTTTTTAGGAAACAGTCCTTTTCGTTGGGTAAAGACCGATATAGCTGGTGGATCAAATGCTGTAGAAGAATTATATAGAGAAATTGCAAAAGCAAGAACCTTTAAACGTAACTTAAAAGATTCAAGTTCTTTTCAGTTTATTAAAGAGTTTAATGATCCTAAATATAAAAAAGCAATTCAAACAATTTTAAACAAATACCTAGAACCTACTTTATCTTCTAAGGCAACAAGTGGAGACTACAGAGTAAAAAACAAACCTGCTCTAAGAGCAAAACTAATAAACGATATTTTTAAAAAAGATCTTAAAGATATTTTAAAAAGCAAAGAATTTAGTAAAGTTAAAGATATTGAAGAAGCACTTGCGTTAGTTAGAAAAAAATTTAGTGATCCATTAATCTATCCTAATTTAAGTTCAGGAAAAGGTTCAGAGCTTTTTAACGTTTCATTTGACCCAATTAAATACGGACAATCTACAACGGGATTTTTAAAAAAAGATAAACCCTATAATATTATATCAAACGCGTTTTTAAAAACACCTAGTGGTAAATTAGCAATTAAAGAATTAGGTGAGTATGCAGATAATCAAAGAGCCATAGGTAGAATAAATGTTTTTGATCCAAATGCTAGAGCTTTGATTGATGAAAAATATGCAAACTACAGAAATGCAATAACTAATCCAAGGCTTTCTGTATTTTTTAAACCATTAAGAGAAATGGGAATTATATCTGAAAAAACTTCGGATGAATTAAGAAGAACAGGTGAGGCGCCCAAAAGGTTTCAAACTGGAAATGTTTTTGACAGAATAACAGATTTTAATAGTATATCTAAAGTTGTTCCTTCAAGTTCTGCTGCCTTTTTTAGCAATGAAGTTGCAAAAGCAAAACAAGAGATATATCAAAAAAAATATCAAGCTGCTGTTGCTAAGATAGCTGATCTCCCTAAAAAATTTCAAAAAAACCCTAGAGCTTATCAAAACGCCGTTGTAAATTTAAATAAAGTTTTAAGTGCACAACTGGGTGGTTTAGAATTAGCAGGTGAACATAGACTAGGTATAAGTCTTTTAGATAAAAAATTTAATCCTAACTATGTTGCAAGAATAGTTTTAGGATCTAATGCATTTAACAACATGAAGAATCAATTTATTGAATCTCAGGTTGCATCAACATTTAATAATCCAAGAATCTCACCACAGGCTAGAGCAGATGTATACAATAATGCAGCTAACAGGTTTGTAAAAGAATTTGAACTACCTACAAGTATTTCTAGAACTCTTCCAAAGTTTGATGTTAAAAAAGGTAGATTGATTGAAACTCAACTAGAAAGAAATGTTGGAAGACTTGGAATAGATGGGTTAGGAAATTTAAAAGCTACAGTTAAGAATGCTTTAATAGAACAAGCACTTGTAGATAGAAAATTTCCAGGTGTAAGAGAAGGTAAAGCTGCTGATTTTATCTTACAAAGTAAAAGAGCTGGAATTAAAAACGCTCCGTTAGTATCTAAAATTTTAAATACAATTGATAAGGAAGGACCTGGTTCTGCAAAAATAGATAAGTTAGTAAACAATCTAGTTGAAGGAGAATTTGAAAAAACTGTTAATGCAGAATCTATGAAACAGTTTGGTAGAAGATTTTGTAAAGATGGTTGTTTAGCAGTAACTGTAGACCAAGATCCTGTAATAGCTAGAAAAGGTTTACAACAAACTATAGGAAAGTTTGCAACAGGTCTTAAAACTTTTGCAACATCACCAGGAGTAAAAAGATTTACACTGGCTGGTGCCGCTGGTGCAGGTGTGCAAGCAATCGTAAAAGAATTTAGAAATGATGATCCAACAAGTTATTTATCAAACGAAGATCAACAAAAGAATATGTTGGTATCTATGGCAATGGATCCAATAGCACCAGATTTTGAAAGACCGGATATTTTAGATTTTCAGTTACCAGCAGTGGGTGCATCTATTGCAGGTGCAACAGCTATAAGTGCACCATCAACAATCAAAGCTAGTAGATCAAGAGGTCTAGGTGTTGAACAAAAAGGTATGATAAGAACTGCAGGAAGAGTTTTAGGAAGAGGACTTGGAGTTGCAGCATCACCTGGTTTACTTGCACCATTAGCTGCTATGGATATTACAAGTCAGATAGCAGAAGGAGATTCTGCTGCAGATATCGCAACAGATCCATTAAATTATTTATATCCTGCATTTGCAGATCAAACACCAAAACTAACTAGAGGACTACCATCAGCAGTTAGAGGCATTGCTTCATTAGGCATGAGCCCCGGTGCCTTAAGAGTATTATCAAGAGCTGGTATACTTGGATTCGGTGCTTCTCTGGGTTTACAAGGAATGAAGCTATTACAAGATGACTAAAAAACTAACAACCACAATACCACCACTTAGAGGACCTCATCCACAAGGGTTGAATGTTCCTGGAAAAAAGATTATAGTGGTGTCGAACTCGGAGAAAAATAATGTCAGAAATAGACAAGTCTCTACCAAACGTAGAGCAGGAAATAAAGTTACCTAGTGAAGAAGAGCTTGTAGAAGCTTCTCAAGAAAACGTTGAAGAACAAGTTGGACCAGAAGATATTCAAGTTGAACAAGATGAAGATGGTGGTGCTACAATTACTTTTGATCCAGAAGCTGTAAACCAGCCAGGTACAAACGAACATTTTGATAATTTAGCAGACCTATTACCTGATGATGTTTTGGGTAGATTAGGGTCTGATCTGTATGAAAACTACATGCAGTACAAAGCGTCTAGAAAAGATTGGGAAGACGGATACACAAAAGGTCTAGACTTATTAGGATTTAAATACGAGACAAGATCTCAACCCTTCACAAATGCAAGTGGTGCAACACACCCTGTATTAGCTGAAGCGGTAACACAGTTTCAAGCACACGCTTACAAAGAATTACTTCCAGCGACTGGTCCCGTGCATACTCAAATTATGGGTGTGGTTACAAAACAAAAAGAAGAACAGTCGACAAGAGTAAAAAATTTCATGAACTATCAACTCATGAATGTGATGAAAGAGTATGAACCCGAGTTCGATCAGTTACTTTTTTATCTCCCTCTTAGCGGCTCTGCCTTTAAGAAAGTTTATTACGATGAACTTTTAGACAGAGCCGTGTCTAAATTTGTTCCGGCAGATGATCTGATAGTTCCATACACTGCAACTTCTTTAGAAGATGCAGAATCAATTGTTCACGTTTTAAAAATATCTGAAAACGATTTAAGAAAAAAACAAGTAGCAGGTTTTTATAGAGACGTAGAAATTACACCAGGCTACTCACAAGAAACAGAAGTAGAGAAAAAAGAAAGAGAGCTAGAAGGTGTTAGAAAAACTAGAGATGAACAAATGTTTACAATTCTAGAGTTTCACACAAATATAGATCTTGAAGGTTTCGAAGATAAAGATCAAGAACAGAATCCGACAGGAATAAAACTTCCTTACATTGTAACGATCGATACATCGTCAAGAGAAGTTTTATCTATCAGAAGAAATTATAAAGCTGAAGATCCGTTAAAAAATAAAATTGAATATTTTACTCATTTTAAATTTTTACCTGGACTTGGTTTTTATGGTTTCGGCTTAATCCACATGATTGGTGGATTATCAAGAACTGCAACGAATGCACTCAGACAATTATTGGATGCTGGTACGTTTTCAAATATGCCAGCTGGATTTAAACAAAGAGGTATTCGTGTCAGAGATGAAGCGCAATCGATACAACCTGGAGAGTTTAGAGATGTAGATGCACCCGGAGGAAACATTAGAGATGCATTTATGCCTTTACCTTTCAAAGAACCATCAGCAACATTATTACAGTTAATGGGAATTGTGGTTCAAGCAGGTCAACGATTTGCCGCCATAGCTGACATGCAGGTCGGTGACGGCAACCAACAGGCAGCTGTTGGAACGACCATTGCCCTCTTAGAGCGTGGCTCCAGGGTCATGTCAGCCATACATAAAAGATTGTATGTGGCGTTGAAACAAGAGTTTGTTTTATTAGCAGACGTATTCAAAACTTATTTACCACCAGAATATCCTTACGATGTTGTAGGTGGACAAAGAAATATTAAGGTTGCAGACTTTGATGAGAAGGTAGATATCCTACCTGTTGCAGATCCAAACATATTTTCACAATCACAAAGAATTACTTTAGCTCAAACAGAGCTACAACTTGCAATGTCAAATCCACAAATGCACAACATGTATGAAGCGTACAGAGATATGTACAATGCAATTGGTGTTAAAGATATAAATAGAATCTTACCACCACCTCAACAACCTATGCCAATGGATCCTGCTGCAGAAAATATTTTAGCGATGAGTGGAAAACCTTTCCAAGCATTCAAAGGTCAGGACCACAGAGCACATATTACTTCGCATTTAAATTTCATGGCAACTAACATGGCTAAAAATAGTCCACCAGTTATGGCCGCATTACAAAAAAATATCTTTGAACACATTTCTTTGATGGCACAAGAGCAATTAGAAATAGAGTTTAGAGAAGAAATACAACAATTGATGCAATTACAACAAATGGCACAACAAAATCCACAAATGGCACAGAGTCCTGAGATTCAACAACAGATTATGCAGTTAAGTATGGCTATTGAAGCAAGAAAAGCGAAGTTAATTGCTGACATGACACAAGAATTTAAGGATGAAGAGAACAAAATCATGGGCGACTTTGGAAATGATCCGATTGCTAAGCTAAAAGCGAGAGAATTAGACCTTAGAGCTATGGATAATGAACAAAAACGTACACAAGCAGAGCAAAGATTGAATCTAGACAAGTCAAAAGCAATGATGAATCAAGATATTCAAGAAGAAAAGCTTGAACAAAACGAAGAATTAGCTAAACTAAGAGCTGATACGTCGATTGAAAAGACTATTTTAGGAAAAACTCTTCCAAATTCGGATCAGATGATGCCTAACGTAGCAATCATTCGAAAAACTGGAGAATAAATATGAAAAAAAATAAAAAATCAAGTCACGCAGGCATGACTCATGTAGATCATCACATGTTTTTGAACAAAGACGGTCTATTAAAAGGTGGAATTGAAGTTGAAGTTTCAAAACCAACAGAAACTCAATCTGTTCAGGTAAAAGGTCAAAGAGCAATGCTTGACGAAAAGAAAAGTAAAGCAGATTGGTACTAATATGTGGTTTAGTGCTATTAAATTAGCCGTTTCTGCCGGTAGTAAGATATATGCCAACAAGCAAAAAGCTAAAATGGCTATGTCTGATGCACAATTATTGCATGCAGAGCGACAAGCTCGTGGTGAGGAAGCTTACCAGGGAAAACTGTTAGAGGCCCGACAATCAGACTGGAAAGACGAGGCGGTCCTCATCATATTAAGTTTGCCCGTGTTGGTGCTCGCTTGGGCAGTGATATCGGATGACCCAACAGCGATGGACAAAGTAAAATTGTTCTTCGACATGTTCTCGCAGCTCCCGTCATGGTTCACTAATCTTTGGATCCTTGTAGTCGCGAGTATTTATGGTATAAAGGGAACACAAATATTCCGAAATGGAGGGAAAAAATAATGAGTAAAAAATCAAGAAGAAGAAATAGAAAAATCCTTGGTGCGTTAGGTGCTTTAGGAGCCCTCGCATTAATGGGAAGAAGAAAAGGAACTGCTGCAGCAGATGTTGATAGTGGTAGAGGAAGTGGTCTGAGACCTACAGTTGATGACATGCCTAAAACACCTAAAAGAAACACAGTTGTTAAAACACCAACAACTATCCAAGATAGCATGCCAAGAGTTGGTATGAAAAAAGGTGATATAAAACCTAAAAATGTAAAATCAAAAAGAGTAACTGATAAAGGTGAAGTATATACTATTCAAGATGCTAAAAAAGGGATAGCTCCTAAAGTTGGAAATGTAAAAAGTGCTTTTGTTAACAAAGATTATATCTATCAAGACGGTATGCCATATACTAAAGGTAGATATGGAACATTTAAAGCAAAACAAGAGATGGATAGAGGAATGTTACCACCTCAATTAAGAAATCCAGATAGACCAAATCTAACAAATGTTCAAAGCAATACTAGAAGAACATTTAAAAATTTTATTGACGGTATAAGATCAGAACCTTCTTTTTCAGGATTAGCTGAGAATGATTATGCTGCTAAAGATGGTGGCAGAATAACTAAAAAAGGTGTTAAACGAGGAGCCGCAAAACGTGGTTTCGGTAGAGCATATAAAAAGGGAAAAAGATAATGCCAGGAACAATGATGATGAAGAGACCTATGATGAAAAAAGGTGGCAAGGCTTTGAAAAAAGTTAAGCCAAATCAAAAAGGTTTAAAGAAGTTACCCAAAAAAGTTAGAAACAAAATGGGTTACATGAAGGTTC